GTGGACGAACTCACAGCTTCGCATAACGGCGGGAACGGGTGCTGGCCAAATCCGCACGGTGGCGTCAAATACCGGAACCGTGCTGACAGTAAGCAGCGCGTGGACGACAAACCCGGACACAACGAGCCAGTACAGCCTTGAAGGGAATGATGATTTCCTCTACCTTATGGGGAACGCCGCTGTTGCGATGTATCGATACTCTATCTCCGGGAATACGTGGACGACACTCTCTCCAGTCGCGGCAAGAGCTGGTGCCCCCGGCCTCTCGGCGGGGGGAAGTTGGGTTCACTCCGTTTCAGCGGCGGACTGGACAAATGAAAACGCCATTTTGAACGGACGCTATATCTATTCATTCCGTGGCGGCGCGGCAGCTGCCCTCGATCGCTATGACATTGCAGGGAACACGTGGGCAGCAATTACCTATGCCCCTGCCGCCGAAACCTTCACGACCGGCACAAAGTATGCGTACAACAAGGACGCGATTTACCTGCACAAGGAAGCGACCGGCCGCTGGCTCAGGTATGACATTGCGCAGCAGTCAATGGACGGCTGGACTACAATGCTTTACCCGAATGGCGGTGCGGTCCTTGGTGATACTGCATTCGACGTGACCTACAGGGATGGTGCGACGGAAATCGACTACATTTACATGGTGCTGAACACGTCCAACGTCATGCTTCGGCAGATGGTGATTTGACATGAGCGTGCAACAGTTGATTGACCTCTGTAAGTCCCGGCTTGCGCACCTCACGCAGCTTCGCACTTCGGCGGTTTCGCTCGGAGACATTGAGCAAATCGCGGCTATTGATAATCGAATTGACGATACACAGGCCACGCTTAATAAGCTTCTGACACTCGGGACTCTTGGCGGATGAACACGACTCTGCTCTGGCGGTTCTTCTTTGAGACCGCCGGGACAGTTACGAGAAAAGCGACGGGGTCGACCCTTGGTGGTTCGCCGCTTGCGTCGTTGCCACTCTCCGGCAGCGAAAAGCGGACGATCATCAGTGCGTCGATCTCGCCGCCTCTTTATGTCAATTCGCAGGTGTTTTATTCTGCCAGTTTGTCTTTTGCGACAGTACTGGCACCTTCCGCATTTGAAAACTCACAAACTTTCTACACACAAAACCTTTCTATTACTCTTTTCCCTGTCCAGCACGCAAACGCACAAACTTTCTACACACAAAACCTTTCTGTTACTCTTTCTCCCTCTCTGTACTCAGACCCCGACACCTTCTTCGCTCCTGTCGTCACGGTTTCCGCGGCAGGGATCAATCCTCCTCTCTTCACCAACATCCAGAGTTTCTTCACCACAAGCCTCAGATTGAGCCTCAGCCCTGCCGCCTACACCAATTCTTCCTCCTTCTTCTCTCCAACCCTTCTCAGTTTCGGGATTGTGTCCCCGGCACTTTGGACAAACACCCAGACGTTTTTCTCCCCCTCCATCCTCGGCGTAGCGCGCGGAGGTCTCGTCTACGAAGAGAAGGTGAAGAAGAGGAAGAAACTTGTTTTCCCTGTGGTAGAGGAACCTTCAGTTCCACCGCCGCAGACAAAGGTGAAGCTGAAGAAGGCCAGAAAGACACAAAACTCGTCTGCCGTTGCAAAAATCTTCTCAGTGCCTGAAGTTCAGCCCTTGCCCGCGGCGATTATTCCAGGTAATCTCCGGTCGGTTACGCGGGAGTTCCTCGATGCGTGGTTTGAAGGAAATCAAAAAGCAGAACTTGCGGCAGAGCGGGAACTGCAGAGAATTGCTGAACAGAGTGTTCAAGATTTTCTTCGAATGGAGTCCCTGGCTGAGAAGGAATTGATGGAACTTTTTGATCTGCAGGAAATGCGGAGGCAAAAGGAGAAGCGGGAAGAGGAAAAACTTATACAACTTGCGTGGAGGGCGTATTTTGAATCTTGAGGAAGAACTTCGACGGGCACAACAGGCAAAAGAGCTTCTTGAGCACCCGTTGCTGATTGAAGTTTTTGATGTGTTGCGGCGGCAGGTGTTGGACACCTGGAAAAATTCCGCGGTGCGGGATGCTGAGGGACGTGAGCGGCTTTTCATGGCTATTCGAATTGTCGAACAGGTGGAAGGTCTCTTGCGTGAGTATGTAACAACGGGCAAATTTGCTGCGATGCAGCTTGAAGCCCTGCGAAAGGGAACGACAAATGAGTTTCATTGATGATTCTGCTGGTCTGGACGGCGACAGCGATAAGCTGGCGGCTTTGCTTGAGAATCCGGCGTCAAACTCTGACGCGGAAGTTCCAACGAAGCCCGCTCCGCGACGGACGCAGGAAAGGAATACTGTGGCCCCCACGCCGCAGGAAAGCGCACCTGAAGAGGCCAGCGCGGATGAGGAGACTGAGGTAGAAGGTGATGATGACATCGCCCCTCCGTCTTCTTGGGATGCGGATGCGAAGGAGAAATGGGCGAAGCTCCCGGCTGATGTTCGGCAGATCATTACCAATCGAGAAGCTGAACGTGAGCGGGCGATTAACTCAAAACTCCAGGAAACCGCTGAACTCCGAAAGCAGGCTGAGTCTGAAAACTTTCAGACTCAGCAGCTTCGGCAAGCCTACGAGCGTAATTTGAATGTGCTCGCGAAGCAAATGGAAGCAAATATCCCGGCTGAATTTCGTGACATCAGGTCACCAGCTGACCTCCAGGCTCTTGCTCAGAGGGACCCAGCCACCGCTCAGCGTTTCATGATCTGGCGCGATCATGCCTCGCAGATTCTTGGTGAATTGGATCAGCTTGAGCAACAGAAGTTTCAACACCAGCAGGCAGCGCAAAATCGCCTCTTGGAGTCTGAAGCTAAGGCTCTGGTGGAGAAGTGGCCTGAGATTGCCGACCCGGCAAAGGGTACGGCAATCAAGAACGAGATTTCGGCGCTGTTGAAAAGCTTCAACTTCAATGATAGCGAGATTGCAGGAATCTCTGACCACCGCATTCTGCTTTTTGCGAAGCAGTTTATGGAAGGTCAAAAGGCTCTTGCCGCATTGAAATCTGCGGAGAAAAAGGTTCAGGGCAAGCCACTTCCGAAGGTAGTTGCACCGTCGAAAGGAACTGAAACCGGAAAGCCTGCAGGACTCTCGAAGGTAAATCTGCTGAGGGCAGCAAAAAGTGGCGATCAGGATGCCACAGCCGCGGCCCTTGAAAAGCTCTTGTCTCAGTAAGGAATTAAAAAGATGGCTATACCTGCCGATACCTTTACTACCTACTCCGTCATTGGTATGCGAGAAGATCTCAAGGACTTCATCGCAAACGTCAGCCCGAAAGATGTCCCCTTCCAGAACATGGCGGGGAAAGGTAAGGCTGAAAACACTTTCTTCGAGTGGCAGACTGACGTCCTCGCAGCCGCGACGACGAGCAATGCGCAGCTTGAAGGTGATGACTACGCTGCCGTGGCTGTGACGCCGACGGTAAGGCTTGGCAATCGTTGTCAGATTTCGTCCAAGTCCTTCACCATCACCGGAACGATGGAAGCAACGACCCGCGCTGGTCGTGGCTCGGAAGTTGCTTACCAGCTCACGAAGCAGACCTATGAACTGAAGCGTGACATGGAAGCGATCCTCACCGGCTCCCAGGCGTCAAATGCTGGCAACTCAACGACTGCTCGCCGGCTTGGTGGTCTGGAAAACCAGATCACGACGAATGCCTCGAACAACGGCGACACGGGCGGTGGCTACGCGTCTTCCAACTGGGCCGCGGTTGTTGACGGCACGCAGCGTCCTTTCACGGAAACCCTCCTGAAGGATGTCTGCCAGCAGGTCTTCACCAACGGCGGAAATCCCAACTACCTCATGGTTGGCCCGGTGCAGAAGCAGGTTGTTTCTGGCTTCACCGGAAATGCGACTCGTATGGATAAGAGTGAAGATCAGAAGCTCTACACGGCCATCGACGTGTATGTTTCTGACTTCTTCGAGTTCAAGGTTGTGCCAAACCGCTTCCAGCGCAACCGCACGGCCTTCCTCCTCCAGTCCGATATGTGGCACGTTATGTACCTCCGCCCCGTGCAGGTGCAGGACCTGGCCAAGACCGGCGATGCGATGAAGAAGCTTGTGACGGTTGAGTACAGTCTGATGGGCAAGAATCAGCGCGCGTCAGGTGTTATTCGTTCTCTGACGTAAATTGTATATACGAACTGAGAAAGGAATAATTCCATGGGAGTTAATCTCATCGCCGTAGATGATGGAAGTCTCGGTCTTTCTGGTGCAGACCAGGATACCGGCGCTTTCATCTTCGCGCCGCACCACTACAATGCGGCGGCCGTTGATCTTGTCTACTTCACCGCGACTCGCGCGATGAAGGTTGTTGGTATCACCGTGCGTGTTACAACGGCTGGCACTGATGCCGGTGCGGTAACGCTGACAGTCCGAAAGGTTCCGTCAGGCACGGCTATCACTTCAGGCACCGCGCTGCATTCTGGCACGGCGAACCTGAAGGGCACCATCAACACGAACCAAGTACTCACTCTGTCCACTACGCTGAGTGATCTGTTCCTTGCCGCTGGTGATTCCATCGCAGCCGACTTTACTGGCACGCTGACAGCAGCTACTGGTGCAATTACTGTGGCATTGGTCCCACGCTAAGTTTTGGGGGAGGGATGCCTCCCCCAATACTCTTTGGAGAAAACAAATGGCAAGACATGCAGTCAAAGTCGGTGAACTCGTTGTGGTCGCAACAGGTACCGCAGTCGCAACGGGTGCGGCTACAGCCAACGTTGCCATCCCGAATGCTGCGGATGGTGCAAGGGCACGGTATGTGCTTTTGAGTGTTCTTTCCGGTGCCGCGTATGTGAAGCCTGGTTCTTCCACCGTGACGGCCACGACCGGTGACCTCCCAATCACCGCGGGTGCCCCGCTTACGCTCAATGTGCAGGGTATGACCCACGTCGCCTATCTGCAGTTTTCCGCTTCTGTTCAGCTTGTGATTACCCCCCTTGAGGTCGGCTAATGGAACTTCGTCCCCTTGGTTATGACTCCTTTGGTGTGAAGGAAGAATTCGCCGTCGATCCGGAAACGGGAAAGTGCTACGTCAAACGCACTTTCGCACCGGAAACTTGGGACATTCTTCGCCAGAATCAGGCCTTGCAAAATGCGGGCTGGGATGGGTATTCCGGGGATAAGGACAAGGCTTTCAAGCACGTCGCCTCGATCCCCCTTCAGATTGTGGAACTTTGGACTCAGATGTACGGGGTGAATCCAATTGAGCCCGGAAACGAAGCGCTGCTCACAAGACTTCTGAATGACCCCGAATGGGCTTGGGTACGGACTTCTCGCGGTCGGGTGAAGATAAGAGAGGCCTAAAATGGCGATCAATAACCTTTCAAGTCTTCGCCTGGCGATGCAGGACTGGGTTGCCCGCACGGATATTGAAAGTGCAACTCTTGATCTCTTCATTGACTTGGCTGAGAATGAGATTCTCAATGGAGTTTTTGACGCTGGTGGTCGCGTAATTATTGGCCCGCTTCAGTGCTACCGAATGGAAGTGAATAATCCAAATTTTGCCCTCGTTGGCGAATACACACCACTCCCCGTTCGTTTCTCTGGGTTCAAGAAGGTCTCACTCAACGGCAACCCGAAGGTTGACCTTGAGTTAACCTCTGCAAAGGTTTTTGACGCAACGTATCTCTCCTCCAACACGCTCGATGCACCCAAGGCGTATTGTATTGAGGGTGGGAACCTGCGAGTCGGACCGGGTGCAAGTGCAACAAGCACTCTCGACATTACGTATTACCAGACTCCACCTGTATTGAGCGATGCGGGTGAAAACTGGATTTGCACAAACTATCCCTTGGCCTATCTCTATGGGGGACTGCGCCACCTCGCCATCTACACCGGGGCAGAGCGAAGCCTTCCCTACTTCCAATCGGCCTTTCTTTCTGCCCTCGGCGCAATCCATTCGAAAGAGAAGGCCATCCAATTCTCGGGCACCTCGTTTGTGACCAGGACGCTTGGAGTCACCACATCATGAAAGTTCCATTTGGTTCTTTTGCACCCGATCAGCCCGCGCGATTAGAAAACCTGGTCGGCGGGCAAAATCTTATGCCCAAAACAACTGGCACCTTTGGTCCTGTCGCGGCGTTCAGTCCAAACTACACCGCACTCCCTGCGCGGTGTCAGGGTGCCTTCTACTCCATCGACAATGTGGGTAATACTGCGCTGTGGGCGGGAACAGCCTCCGCACTCTTTCGCCTTGCAAGTGGTATGAGTTTTTCGGATGTGAAGAAGGTTGGCGGTTACACCTGTGCCTCGGATGAAGTTTGGGAGTTTGTGCAATTTGGAAGTAGGGTGATTGCGACAGATTTTGACGACCCGATTCAGGCCTACAATATGGGCGTCTCGTCGATCTTTGGCGATCTTTCTGCTGGTGCCCCCAAGGCAAAACATATTGCAGTTGTTTCAAACTTTTTGATGTGCGGCAACACGAATGATGGAACCTATGGGCGGCAGCCAGATGGGCTTTGGTGGTCCGCCATTTCCGATCCGACGAACTGGCCCACACCTGGAACTTCCGCGGCAGCGGCTGTGCAAAGTGGTCGGGTGAATATCTCAGGTCTTGGCGGTGCCATTCAGCGGATTATTCCAAGGGTTGGCTCCGTCGATGCGGTGATTTTGCAGGAGCGCCAGCTTTCCCGGTGCGTGTATGTGGGGTCGCCTGCAATCTTTGACTTCCAGCCACTCGATGGTGCTCGCGGGACACCCGCACCGCAAAGTGTTGTAGGGTATGGTGGGTTGGTTTTTTACCTTGGTGAGGATGGCTTTTATATCAACGACGGCGCGCAGAGCATTCCCATTGGCGCAGGGCAGGTGGATGAGTTCTTCTACCGCGATGTTAACCCTGTCCGGCTCGACCGTGTGGTTGGAGTTGTCGATCCGATAAACAAACTTTACATTGTGGCCTATCCTTCCGCTGGTTCCAGCGGGAATCCAGACAGGCTTTTCCTGTACAATTTCATTTCGAAGAAGTGGGCACCGCCCACCATTTGCGATATTCAAACCTTGGTTCGTCTCGGATCTGTCGGATACTCCTTGGAGGATCTTGATGCCTTTGGCACCACAGATTCTATCACCACAAGTTTCGATTCACGATTTTGGCAGGGCGATGGAAAAGCAGTTCTCTCCGCTTTCGACAGTTCCAATCGAGCTGGAACTTTTTCCGGGGCAAACCTTGAGGCCATCGCCGAAACCGGAGATACAGATGTGGGAAGTCCCCGGTTGCTCTCCGGAGCAATTAGACCTCTTCTTTCCGGCAACAGCGCAACAATTACTGCTGCCATTGGGCACAGGAAGACTGAGAACGAAAACGTAACTTACACCTCCTACCGCGGACTCAACAGGAATCAAGAGGTTCCAATTAGGGTCAACAATAGGCATATGCGGTTTTTGACAAAAATTCCTGCAAATCAGACTTGGTCCCAGTTGCAAGGTTTGGAGTTTGAGGCAGAGGAGATTTCTGACCTATGACACTTCCCGCGGTTCCAACTACAGCCGCCACCTGGCGAGAATGGCTCACGAAAGTCTCAACAACACTCAATGAGGTTCTGCGAGGAAGACTCAATGTTGTTGGAACTTTCACCCTCTCCGCAAGCACGGCAAGTTCTACCTTGACTGATGATAGGATTTCAATAAGCTCGATAATTGTACTTAGCCCAACGACAGCGAATGCTGCAGCAGAACTCGGGAATGGAACACTTTTTGTTTCTGAGTCTGGTCGAAATAATGGGAGCGTTGTGATTACTCATGCCAACAACGCGCAGACGGATAGAACCTTTCGCTTTGCGATTATTGGATAGGATTGTGAAATGAGCAAAACTGCAAAACAGCAAACGCAAACAACTGGACTTGATGCCAACGGGAATTTTGTGTCAGGCATCACACCCTACCCAAGCGAAGGAAGGTTCCCAGTTGTGCCAAAGCAGAACTATTGGGAGAATGGTAACTTCATGGTTCCCGGTATGGGTGCCTTGATGCCTAATGACATTCTTGCACGCTTCCCCCAACTTGCAGAGCTTTTGAGTGGCTCGAGTCCGCAAATTTCTCCGCAAATTGAATCTCCTGGTTTGTATGGTGTGCCGCCGTCAGGTGGTACAAATGTTCAAAAGAAACCGCAAACTGAAACAGGAAAAAGAAATGACCCTTACAGCCGACTCCGCGAAATTTTCGGACTCTCACGTTGAACGGGAAAGACGTGAAGGGGTAGACTGCGTTCCCTGTCACCCGGATCACCTTCCCGTTGTGTGGCCCGTTGTGGAGCCTTGGCTAATCAAGGCTTTGGCGTATGGGCCTGATTTTTTCGGTCCGGATGATATAAAGGCTATGGTTGCCGACAAAACCATGATTCTTTGGCTGGCTATCGATGAAAACGAGATTATTGGATTTTGCATCACTTCCATCGTACAGTATCCCCGCGCGCGTGTAGGGGATATTCACTGGACCGGCGGTGCGCAGCACAAGGGCCGTAAGTGGCTTGATGAAATGATGGATGTGCTTAAGGCGTGGGCGCGCCATTCCGGCTGCACAAAACTCGGCGGTGGTGGGCGTCGAGGTTGGATTAACAAGTACGGATTTAAAGAGCACGGCGTGCTTTTTGAAATGGAGCTTTAAGATGTCCAAAGGAAAAAAGACGCAAACTTCAACGCAGACGAACGAACCCTGGGGTCCTGCGCAACCTTTTCTCAAGGCGGCACTTAACGATGCCTCGACGTGGTACAATTCGTCCTACGGGCGAGATCCTTTCCCCGGCTCGACAGTTGTTCCCTTTTCCCCCTTCACAACGCAGGCGCTGGGGATGCAAGCCGATCGTGCGATGCGGGGCTCGGAAGTCCAGCGGGGTGCGAATGATCTTCTCGCGTCAACCCTCCGCGGGGATTTCCTTAACGCCAATCCGTACCTTGACCGCACATTCGATCTTGCAGCTGGAAAGGTTCGCGGTGCGCTCGACACGCAGTTTAATCAGGGCGGCACCTATGGGAGTAGTATGCATCAGGGTGCAATGGCGCAGAATCTCGGGGATCTCGCAACGCAGATTTACGGCGGGAACTTTGAGAATGAACGCGCACGGCAGATGCAGGGTATGCTCTTCGCCCCGGAACTGGCCCAGGCAGATTACAACGACGCACAGCGCTTGGCGCAAGTCGGCCAGAGTTATGAAGGGCAGGCGGCGAAAGATCTGCAGGATTCGATGAATAGGTATAATTTCTACCAGAACGCACCTTATGCAAGACTTCAGCAACTTGCGGGACTGATTAACCCTGCTGGGCAAATGGGCGGTACGCAGACCGGAACACAGCCTGGATCCCAGAGTAATACCTTTGGTCAGGTCCTTGGTACTGCCGCAACCATTGCGTCGTTCTTCAGTGCCTCAACCCTCAAGGAAAATATTCAACCTGTCGATTCCGCACAGATTCTCAAGGACTTCGGCAACCTTCCAAGTTACACCTACAACTACAAGGAAGAGCTTGGGATGCCTGGTGAGCGCATCGGGCCGATGGCGGAAAACTTTGCGGAGATCTTTGGTGGCGATGGCAGGGTTATTCCCATGCCACAGCTTATCGGTGCGCTCTGTGCTGCCGTTCACGCCCTTGTGAAAAAAGTGGAAGTGCTTGAAGAAAAACTTAAGGATTGAGAGGATACTCTGATGTCATTTGGAAAAATGTTTGCAGGTTTTGGTCCCGCGGCAGGGCAGGCTGGTATGCAGGCCGCATCGATGATGAAGCCACCGATTCCTGGCAAAATCCCCATGGATTTTCTCAAGAATGAAGTAAACCAAAAGTTGCTCAGTGGAATCAACGATTCCAAGCCAGGCGTGCTTGGCCGACTCTTTGGGAAAATGGATAAGGATAAAATGCGGGAAACCGGCATTGGCCTTATCAATCAAGCCATGCAGCAGCAGCAGGGTCCGCAAGGACCAACTATTGCCCCGTTCCAGCCGGGCGGTGGAGGTGGAATGCCCGCGGGCGGGGGCATGCCACAACTTGTTGCTTTGGCCCAACAGCTTGGGTTAAACCGAGTGCTGTGATTGGAGACTAAAAATGCCTGTTAGACCCTTGAATCAGGTGCAGACATTTCCGACACCGGAACCGGAGCCTGACGCTCCGGGGCTTTTCGACAGGCTGTTTCCAAAGCGCGATCCTATGACGGGTGAGCAGGGTGGATTGCTTGCCAATCCGCTCTTTCGCATCGGCATGAGTCTTCTTGCCCGTTCGGGACCCTCGAACCAACCTCGTGACTTCGGCCAGATTCTTGCAGGAACTGTGGGTGACTTTGCCCAGTTCCGCTCGGACGAGGAAGCGGCGCAGGTTAAGTTTCTTGAAGGTCAGCAGAAGAAAAAGGAATTTCAGGAGTTTAACGATAAGACTACCTGGGGGGAAGATTTTGCAAAGGATTTTTACATAAATCCCACTGGAGAGCCTTCTGCCCTCAACGTAAAAGGGCCAGACGGTGCCTCGGCAGGGGGAACAATTGCAACCCCCTCAACTCCCTACCACACAAGACTTAAGGGACTCGAGTCTGCCGGCGGGAAGATTACAACGAATCCTCTCAATCCAAAAGTGTCTGGTGTTTATCAGTTCTCGGATGACACGCGGAAAGTGCTCGACACCGCGCTCGGGTTGAGTTCCCTTGATCGGTCGCAGGAGAAAGAGGACGCCCGCATCGCGGAGTATGATAGGAGAAGTGCTGCCGCACTGCAGATGGGTGGACTTCCAGTCAACGACGCGAATATGTACGCGACACACCTTCTTGGTTGGCGCGGCGGTCCGAACTTCGTGCGGCTCGCAATGCAGAGTCCTGACACCCCCACAAGCATGGCACTCAGTTCTGCAATTCTGAACGATAATCCCTGGCTCAAAAATAAGACAATGGGTCAGGCATACGATTACATTGACAGGTCGATTTCCGCGGGTGCGTGGGCACCGAAAGCAGCACAGGCTTCCGCACCCCCACAAAACCTCGGATTTTTCTCATCGACTCCAGGTAAAAGTTTGGGACTGCCCCCACAGGCAGCCCCTCCGAGCCCCCCTGCGGTGGCGCAACAGGGAACGTCCCCCACGTCTGCTGCGCCTGGTGCTTCCCCGCAAACTCAAGCACCTCCTCCCGCCGCAGGGGGACCAGTTCCGATTCCGCTCCAAGGGCCGGATGGAAAGGTCTCAAAGAACGCAATTCTGCAAACACTCAACACTCTCGAGCCGGGCGAAAGAAACAGGCTTATTATTGGGGCGCTGGCGAAGGCTGGTGGGAATAAGAGAGAGTTCGCGGAGAATCTTGGCGAGGCTTTGCTTGCCCGGAGCAGTGCGGCTGCGGGTGCAAGTTCGAGAAGTTTCCAGCAATACCAGATGATTGATCCGGCGACGGGAAGGAAGATTCCAGCTAGTTATGATCCCAGAACTGGACAGTTCTACGAGCCGGATGGACTTGGTGGCTTGAAACCCGTTCCGGCCACTGCTGTGCCCTCCACGGCGGGTGCGGCTGCCCCGCTTTCTCAGGCTCAATTTGACAAACTTGCAAATACCCTTACGGAGGATGAAATTGGCCTTCAGAAGATTGACAGGTATGTGCAAAGGATTGGAAAGACCAATGTTGGTTTCCAGCGCTGGTTCGATGAAATTGCGTCAAACTTCAAGACACTCATCGGTGGTAGAGAAAACGGGCTTAAGTTGACGGAAGAACAGCTCAATCTTGCGTTGGCCAGAGGTGACCTTGAAACGCTTGTTGGACTCTTCAGGATCGATATTGTTGGTCCTGGTGTGATGACCAAGCAAGACGCAGAGTTCATCAGAATGGCTCTTGGCGGCGACGTTTCGACCCTGCAAGATCCTGAGAAAGTGAAGGAACTGATGAAGAGTATGATTGAGAACAAGGTGAAGAGAATGCAGCCGAACCTTGATTCCTTCAATCGAAATGCTGTGTACTATGGGGCCCAGCCAAAAATACTCGATATTCCCGATACCTCGAAGTGGGAACTCAACTTGAATATGAAGTCTTCACTTTCGCCAACGCCGCCCTCAAAGTACAAAATCACAGTACCGAATGCAAAGGGCGAAACTGGGGCTTCGCCTGAAACCACCAGCGAAAAGCCAGCCTCAAAGTACCAAATCAAAACAGCTGATGGAAAGGTGATTCAATAATGCCCCAGTACCAAATCACCGATCAATACGGCAGAACACTTATCTTAGAAGGCGATGAGCCGCCCACTGAAGCTGACATGGACGCAGCTTTTCAAAGCCTGTCCAACACCCAGACTGACGAAGGAACTATGGGCTCAATTGCAAAACAATTGGGCCTTCCTCGTCAAATCCCGCAGACGCTGGATCAGCTTGGCCTTGGGGTTCTTCGCGGGGTTACAGAAACTCCCGGTGCCATCGCGGACTTGACGCAGATGGGGATGAATCAGCTTGGAAAGAGCACCGGGCTGTGGAACGAGCGGGATCGCGGGCGCGGATGGGCAGGGTACACAAGAGACAAACTTATTGAGAATGAAATTCTTCCAAACCTCGCCCCGCAAGACATGGTGCAGAGACTTGCAGGCATGACCGGGCAGGGTGTTGGTGGCGCTGCTGCGGGCGGTGCACGCGGAGCAATAGGTGTCGCGGGCGGTGCGGGTGGTGGACTCGGTGCGGGAGTCGGAGCAGAGATCGATCCTGAAAATGGACTTTTGCAGTTTCTCCTTGGTCTCGGGGGTGGCATTGCGGGGGCTCGATACGCGGCGCGGCCACCCGCCCCGGGTCGCGGTCTTTCAAACGAAATGCTCAATACGAGAATAAAGGGTGGAATGGGCGATCCGCTGCCTGATACCACGGCAGACCAACTTGACATGATGTCCGAGGGTGGACCTCCGGGGCCCGTCTACGAGCCGGGACCTCCGGTTACTCCACAACAGCTTAGCCTTGCCCGTGACGCGGAAACGAGAAAAGGAATTCTTGACGCGATCACGATGTCGAGGGGTCTCCGTGCAGACGACGCGGCGGAGAACATTCAGCAATTCTCTCCGGGCGCGCCGACTGTCCTTGAAAGAACACTCTACCGCACTGGACTTGCCCCGAGCAAAATGGCGGAGAAAACTGCTATCTTTGACGCGATTAAGAAGGTACAGGATGCTGAACCTGGTGCGCTGAAGAATCTCTTTGGCAAGGCGGCGAAGAGATTGGCTAAGGGCGCGCTGCAGGCGAAACTTGGAAACAAGTACGGTGTGGGAAACGAAGCACTGAACTTCATGTTTGATGTTGCCAGGGGTTCTGCTCAAAACAGGCTTTTTGACGCACTGGATGAACTTGAAACTGTAGTTCGAACTGGCGAACCCATTCCGACCAAGGGAACTGCAATCAAAAATGAATTGAAGGCAATAGCTGGCGTGAGGAAAAAACAATGAGTGTGAAGGACTATTCTATCACCCCCGCAAGTAACGCCAGCAAGCCCGGTATCAACTTCGCGGAAGGTCAGGTACCCTCGAGCCTCAATGATAGTTCCCGTGCTGTGATGGCGGATATTGCGGAGTGGTATGCGCAAATCACTGTCGGGACGATCAGTGGAATTGTCGGCGGCACGGTGGATGCAATTACCCTCACATCGACCCCATCCGTGGGAGCTTATGCGACGAATCAGCGATTCCTCGTTCGCGCATCGGGTGCGAATACGACCACTACCCCCACGCTCAACGTTTCCGCACTTGGTACAAAAACGATCAAACTTCCCGGTGGTACTGCGGTGTCAGCCTCCCAGTGGGGCACAAACGACATGCTGTTGCTTGCCTACGATGGAACAGACTTCATCGTGCTTGGCGGTGATAGACTTCGCGCTGCTGAATCCGCGCCGGGCCTTGTGCGCAATGCGCAGGTGGGGACCACATACACGATTGTTGCTGGCGACCGCGCAAAACACGTCACCTATAACAACGCAGGTGCTGTGGCGGTCACGCTGCCGCAGGCCAATGGCTCGACGTTTGGTGGCGGGTGGTTTAGCTACCACGAAAACCTTGGCACGGGTATTGTTACCATCACTCCAACAACTTCAACGATAAATCTCGGTTCAGCCCTCGTACTCCGGACAGGGGAGTGGGGATTGATCACAAGCGACGATGCCAACTATAGGGTCATGACCACCGGTAGGATTACTGGGAATCAAAGTGTGAGAGAGGTCGGAACTCGAGGCCTTCCGGTGAATCTTCAAACTGGTGCAACCTATACCTTGGCCTTTGGGGATGAAGGGGGGATTATTGCACACTCCGGTGCGACGGCGCAGACAATCACAATTCCTGCCAACGGCACGACCGCTTTTCCTGTCGGCACAGCAATAACCATCGTCAACGAGCCAAGTGCTGCCGACATAACCCTCACGATTACAACTGATACCCTCAATCGCGGCGATGGTGTGGCGGGAACTGGCAACAGAACAATAAAGGCAAGCTCAGTCGTCACCATCATAAAAACAACCTCGACTTCCTGGGTGGTTACGGGGGCCTTCACGTGACAGGTATTCATCAGGCTATTGCTGGTGGCCGGGTGCTTTCGACGCCTGGTATTGTGAACATCACAACGGCTTCTTCGGCCGGAGCTGATGGGTATAGTATTCCTATGCCCTCTGGTGTTGCTGCAGGACGGGATCTTTTCATAATCGTCGGCTATACGGTTTTCGGTTTCTCAGCTGGTATTCCGACAAATCCAACTGGAATGGGCGGTGTAAATAGATCAATTGGTGTTGGTTCTCAAAATGTGAGCCTCTTTTTCAGCGGAAAAACACTGACGGGAAGTGAAAGTGGAAATATCACAGGCGATCTTCCTGGCAGTGTCTTGGCCTATGCTGCCGTCGCTTTTATCGTTGAAAATGCCGTTATTAATACAGCCTTTGTTACACCTGGTGCCTCGACCGCAAGTACAAACACTGTAACCGCCAACGCGATCTCACCCTCTTGGGGACTGGACGCAACGACCCTCTTCATCACCGCAGCGGGACGATCAGGCAGTTCAAACGCTGTATCCTCTTACCCCGCCAATTACACCTTGGCGCAGGGGGATATTAGCTCCGGCGGGAACATAAGACTTTCTTACGCGATTCGCCGTGCAAGGGTAACCACAGAAACCATTGGTGCCTGGACCTTCGCCGGGAATGACGATAGATTGCTTGCTGTATCAGCATACTACAGAGGAACCTGATGTTTAAGTTCAGTGCACGATCCTTGCAGAATCTTCAAGGTCTCCACCCAGACCTCATTAAAGTCTGTCACCAGGCCCTTAAGGTCACCACTACAGACTTCGTCATCACGGAAGGACTCCGAACAAAAGAACGACAAGAACTTCTTGTGAAACAAGGTTTTAGCAAGACGATGAAATCTCGTCACCTGACCGGGCACGCCCTGGACTTCGCACCACTTGTTGACGGCGCAGTAACCTGGAAAACACCGGCATTTCTCCCTGTAATTGCGGCGTTTAAAGAAGCCGGACGCTTACTCCGCATTCCAATTGAGTCCGGAAGTGACTGGCGAAGTTTTAAGGACTACCCACATATTCAACTTACATGGAGGGCCTACCCGTGACGTCTGAACTTTTTCGAGATGTTGGTGAGCTGAAGGGGACGGTAAGTGCCCTGCAGGCGGAAGTAGAAAAACTGAGGCAGCAGGTGGAACTTCTCACCGCGTTGCTGAATCAGGGCAAGGGGGCGAAGTGGCTGCTTTTGCTGATTCCGTCTTTGTTGGGCGGACTTGGTGCAATGGCCGGGTATTTTGGTGTAAAATCTACAACTGGCTTATGAAGCCTTTGGAAGGAGAAAACAATGCTTTCACTCATTCCCCGTGATTTCATTCAGAGTCTCGTCCGTCACGCACTGACCGTGCTTGGTGGGGCCTTGATGGCGAAGGGCTACGGTGATGCCGTGCTTGTGGAGGGACTGGTTGGCGTCGGTGTGACGGCGTCTGGCCTGGTCTGGTCCTACGTGAGCAAGACAAAACCGCCGCCGGGTCCGAAGCCTTCTTAGGGCTCCGGGTTTGGTTTGACCTGCGGAAGAAATAGAGGGGGCCGTCGGGCCCCCTTTAATTCTGTCTGAAGACGAGAGATTTCGTCCCGGAGAAGCTTGTTGGTTGCTATTTCCGCAAGCCACGCCTCGCGGACAGTGTTGTAGGTTGACCACTCCACGTAGCGGGGGAGGTTCTGGTAGGCGCGGGCAGAGGGGGCTTCATCTTCGTATGGCATGGGTGAGGGCTCGCTGGGTTTTGGCCGAAAAATGTATATACAAACTCATTTCCCCGCCGGGGAATAGGCTCTAATTCCTCCATTCAAAACGTGGATCTTGAGTTGCCCACTCTGGGTGAGGAGATCGATTGTTTGCTTGATCTGGTTGTTTGGAACCTTCCCCACAAGAAACCGAATGAGCGCAGTTTCCTGTATCGCCTTTCCGCCGTTGACTCTGAAGGTCTCCCGGACGTGCGCGAGTGTTTCCTCGTTCGCATCCGCGTAGCCCTTTGTGACCATCTCGGAGAAGATCTGCGTCATGGCCGTTTCGGTCTCGAGAAGAAGTCTCAGGGCGGATTCGATGTGGTCCTCGGTGATTCTGAAGTCATCCCGTTCCGCGGCTGAAAGACACATCATCGCCTTGAGGAGATGTGCGGGTCGCCGGGAGACGTAGTGCTGGAGTTTGGAATGTTCGGGAATGGGCTTGAAACTTTCCCGTGCGAGAGCCTCCCAAAGCTCAATCGCCTCAGGGGTGAGGTAGAACTCCCCCTTCATCTTTCCGATGGTCTTGAGGTCCTCGACAAGGTAGTCGTGGACTTGGGCGGGCTTCTGCACGTTTGAGAAGAGGGAGGTGTAGGCCCCGCCCGGAGAGTAGACCATCACGAGTCTCGATGTGAAACCCATGCCGAAGGCTGCGTCTGGCAGCAGGTTGTCAAGGTACTTCGGCTGGGTTCCGGCGATGATGCAGAGGTGCGGGTGTTCAATTCGGATCTCGCCGTACTTCCTCGTCACATCAGAGAACAGGGTTCCGCAGTCATAGAGATCATTGAGAATGTTAAGCCAAGCATTATCGTATTGCGGGACGAGGTTCCCGAACTCAGGACTAGCACAAAGAACAGAATGGTAGACAACTGGTACTGCCCCACCCACATCAATCTTCCTAGCATCCACCATGAAATCAATAAGGCCCGCACGGGTGGTAGAAGACGGGGCAATGCGGAGGTCCGGAACTTTCTGCCAGAAGTTGAAGACTTCATTGATGATGACACTTTTGCCGACTCCAGGGGGTGACACAAGAAGCACGAAGACATTCGGAGCGAGAGAACCCTTCGCAGTCTTCAAGACGCATCTGCGTTCGAGGGCTCCGGATATAGTTGTAATCGCGGCCCATTTCCTCCAGAGCAGCGGCACACCCATGTGTTGAGTGTATGAGGCGAAGCCGTGGAGCCAGGACTTAAGTTTCCGGGTGGAGGACATGAAGGGGCCTTATTGGGATTGTTTGTTGTGGTGGCCGTGGACGGGCGGTAATTTGGGGGGATACGCGGGTACCCCCATAACACGAATGGCCGCGTGCGGTCAAATTTTGGGCCATTACGTGCATTTAGCGAAACACCCGGCCCAATATATCCGACGCGGCGCAATGACCCCGGGCAGGCCCCTTCCTATCATCCCCCTTTTTGAGCTTCCGCAAGCCAAGCGGGTTAGTTTCGGACTCCTTTCCCCAATTCCAGCCCACATTAGGCTCGGAGGGAATGGAGAACTTGTCGCCGTTGGTGAGGGTTATCTCTGCCGAAAGGATCTTTGAGGCCTCAAGCACAAGATGGTCTTGGTCTTCCGGGTACTCAAAAACCACCGCATCGTGGATCTGGGCGAGGAGGTCAACCTTCCCCCAAGCCCAAAGGCGGCAAACACCTGCATTCATGTAATCCGCGATGAGGCTCTGCGGGACAAAGGCGACGGCCTCGCGAATAGTCGCGTTGTCGCTCAGACGATTGAGGAACGGGCGCCTTCTTCCGAAGGGAGTGGTAAGGGAACCGGTGGATTGGAGCCTCGTTGCGGTTTTGAGATGCCACTCCTTGATCCCCGGAAAGGCGCGGAAGTAGCCGTACTGGAAGTCCTCCATGATCTTCGGCTCGATCTTCAGGTGCTTGGCCATGGTTCTCGGAGTTCCGAGATAATTTGATCCGTGTCCACCCCTCTTAGCCATGTCCCGGTAGGAGTACTGGCGATAAAACGGGGCATCGGCGAGCTTACGATCGTGAGCGAAATCTCCTGTCCAGGCTTTATTCGGCCAAATAAGCCTGGTGACTGTGGTGTGAAGGTCGCCCGAATTGCAAGCGTCTTGGTATCCCTTGTCTCCTGACAAGTAAGCCACTGCTCGACTTTCTGCCTGTTCGAGATCGATGTATGCGAGTTTTTTGCCAGGAGAACTAATGAAAATATGCCGGAGTTCTTCCGTGAGGTTCTGGGCATTCATACCTCCGCCGAATGCATTGCGCGACGAAGACCAGCGGCCAGTTTCTGTTCCTCCGACGTTGAACGAGAATCGCATTCGAGAGTCACGATCAATTCCGCTCCGCAACACGGACAGCTTTTTGACGCAATCGCGCTTGCCGAGGATGGCAAGGACGAGGGGGTTGGCAATCTTGAACAGTTGGAGCTTCTCCAAAGCTTCACGATCAACACTTATCTTCTCCTCCTTCTTCGCACGGTCGTACTTTCGCTGTTCAGGCAGCTTGAGTTGGTCGTAGAAGATTGTTTTGAGCTGCTTGGTGGAATTTGCGTTGATTCCGTCCAAGTGACCCAGCGCCCGCCCATACGCCTCAAGCAACTCATCATACTTCGCGGATTCCTCGCTGAGGCGACGGACGAAGTCTTCCTTCGCCACCATATCAACGAGAATGCCCCGCAGGGCCATTTCCATGGCCGGTGCGAGGCAGGAGCGCTCAAAGTAATAAATCCACCCTGTGTCCTTGTCGAGCTGCTTCGAGAGCACGGAAGAGATCTCGGAGGTGACAAGGCAATCCGCGGCGTTGTAGGCCCAGTAGGTGTGCGCGGAACTCAGTTGGAGTTCCTCGTCGCTCAGGGCCTCGAAGTCAATTATCTTTGCCAATGATCCCTCCACAAACGGGGCAGTGTGCACCACTCACCCTGAACGTCCCCATTTCGATCTTACACTCGCATTTTGAAATTGGAAGCGAGGAAAATGTTTTTGTAACAATCTCTTTGACTTGCGAGCAACCCACGGAATGGCAGCGGTGAAGTGCTTCCGTGAGGCGGAAGATGAGAACAAAGTCTTCCTCACGCATCTTTCTTCTCCAACTTGGCTCTTGTTTCGGATACTTTCCGGAGGTGCTTCCACGCCGGGGAGTCCGTATACGTACTGCCCAAAAAGCCCAGGCTCTTCTCCATCTCCGGCTGGAGGGCGTGGGCCATCAGCATGGTGTCGTGGATGGGGCCCTTGAGCCCCATCCCCCAGGTCTTCCAAAGGTATTGAAGGTCGTACTGGGCGTTTTGAAGAATTTTTGGGTTGGGAGTGTGAAGGAGGTCTCGAACCCAACAGAGGGCGCGGAGTTCGTCCTCGGCGGACCAATACGACCTTCCATCGAGATCCCCACCGGAGGCCTCGTGAGACCGCAGCCAGAAGGGAACGCAGAGGGCGGAAGCCTTCACTCCGAAACCAATACAGGTAATGGTTCCACCGAAGGTCTCGATGTCGACTGAGATAGGAATGTTTTCGTCGGGAATATAAAGTGCGCGCCAGGTCTCCAAGTCTTCATAACTTGGCTCAATCCAAAGAGTCCTTCGATTTGCATCCACCTCGAGTCCTCCAGAAGAGACAACGCCTCCTCCGGATACCAATCGGAGTGCCTTTTTGAGATCTGCAACAACAACTGGTCGATGAGAGTACTGCTGTAGGCAGCTGGTTGGGTGGTAGGTAGGAAGGACTCGTGGTCCTCCAGGAAGAAAGGTGCAAGGAAAAGAATACCCACGGAGCTTGCCAATACCGGAACTACGAAGAAGAGCCCAGGTTGCGATGTTTCCCATTCCAACAACCAACTTTGGATTGTTTTCCTGTATATGCCTTCGGAGTTCTGCGATGTGGGTGAGATACGAAGGGTGCAGAAAACTTCCGATCCCCATGAGCGGGGGGAGGTCGTAAACCTGTGACCAAGGATACTCGGGGTAGAGTTCACGAAGTCGGGGGAGTTCTCGAGGGTAAGAATGAGTTGCTGCAGCTTTTGAGACACAGAAGGATCGAAGGTCATTGTTCGGGGGCCTCAAGTTGAAAACGTTGGTGAGAGAACAAGTTTTAAGGTCAATCCGCACCTCGCGGGTGAGGCGGGTGAGTTCCTGCCCGGCGGAGCCAAAGAATGGCTTTTGGGCAAGTTCGTCGGCGGCCTGGTAAAAATCGCCGACGAAGGTGAAGAGACAGCTTTTGCCCTCAGTTTGTTTTTGCGGTTCCTGCGATGAGTTTGTCGGAGAGATTCTTTCCGGTGTAGGCGAGGTCGAGGGACTGGGAAACTTGGACATGGCCAGCCTTCTGAAGTTGAAGTGCGAGTGTGAAACCTGCAAGAATGAGTCGTTCCGCGACCCTCAATTCTTCCGCGGGGCGAAGGTTCTGCTCCTTCACCCGCTCGAGAATTTCCCTAATGCTGCTTTCAAGAGTCAGACTCATTCTGTGCTTTCCTTTCGAGGAAAAGGTTTAATTTTGCAGCTGAGGTGGCTGCGACAGTTGGATTAAGTTCGAGTCCGATCGCAGACTTAGCACCAAGGGCCGCTGCAGCCCGAATGGCAGTGCCAGAACCAGCGGTAGGATCGAGAACATTGGAATACTCGGTGACAACCAGGGAGAGAAAGTATTCAAGCATCTCTTGAGGTTTCGCAGACGGATGGGCCTCAACGTGTCGGGCCAGGCCGCATGCATATACGTCATTTCTAAGCTGAAGGATTGGTCTGTCTCCGCGAGAGCAAAAGAGAGCCGTCTCGTAGATGTGCTTTGGTCGTCGGCGATAGTCAGATGCAATTCCTGCACCGTCGGACTTGTACCAGATGAGGGGGGTTGGAACGACGAACCAGCCGGCGGCTTCGAGGTCATGGACGAGCTTTCTGTGGTAGTTCATGGAATACCAAAAGATCATATGCGCGCTGTCGGCCACAAAGCTCTCTTGGTGCTTGAGGAGGGCGTCTGTGAGGGCCCAGAAGGTCTCCGGTGAGTCCTCATAGCTCGCAGCGTGGCTCTCACTTCCACCCTGCGCCGAACGGTCAAAGTTGATGCCGTAAGGGAAGTCACAGTGGAGAAGATTGAACTTCTGTTTGAAGCTCTGGGATTCGAGCAGCTGGATGAAATCCGCAGAGATGATGCGGTAGGGGTAAACGGGGCGAGCGGGAGGAGAGGAAGGTTGTGGGGCGGGAGAGGGAGAAGAAGCTGCGGCGGGTTTTTGGGGGAAATTGTATATACCACCCTTGTCCCCATCTTCATCCTCTGGCTCCGGCAGCGGGTCTTCCTTCGGAAGTTCCTTTTCCGGCGCAAGATGCTCGAAGGGATCATCCCCCTCTTCTGTTCCCTCCCCGAACTCCTCCCCCAGCGCCGCGTCTAAGGCGAGCTGACGGCGGCGTCGAAGGAGATCTGCCGCCGAACCGAGAGTTCCACATGCGGCAAGCTTTTCATCACCGCGTGCGAGTGCCGCCCCCACAGCAACGGCGTTTGAGATGTAGGAGGAAGAAAGCCCGGTAAAGTCAGCAGTATCACGTTGCTCCCAGGTGGGGCGATCAGCCGCCTTGAGGGTGTGTATTTTATAGACTGCAAGTGCCGTCTCCTGCCAAGGCAGGTCAACTCGGCGGAGATTCTCATCCAATTCGATGAGCTGTCGAGTGCTAACGTCGAGATCGCTGAATCGTCGTACTGGCGCAAAAGTTCTACCCAAACGCTTGAGGGCTTCAAACCTTCTTCTTCCAGCAATGAGATTATTTTCAGCATCAAGGACGAGCGGGTTGAGAAGGCCAATCCTTTCGATGGAAGACATAAGGTCTTCAATTCCGGTGAGGGTTTTGCGCTGTCTGTCATCATCGTGAACTTTTATGGCGGTGAGGGGGATGTTTTCCACAAAAATCTCCAAATGGGCACAAAGGCCAGAAGAGAATGTGGGGGACCGAAGTCCCCCACAAAGGCGGCGGGTGCCGCCCCTTAGGCGGGCATTGTACGCTTAATAGCGATAAAGTCACGCCCGTCCTTCGTCGTTTCCGTGTCGAGCAGAAGCCCACACTCCAGCCCGATGCACTCGGTGAGCATGTCGCCAATGGTACGGCCCGAGCGGGAGAGCTTGAGATCCTTCTCGAGGAAGTCAACGAGACGATACATGGACTTCTCGGAGAGGTAGAACGAAGTCCGCATTTCGACCGGACCCTTCCCAAGGGTGGCCGATGCATCGGACTCGAGATCGGAGGGCACGTCGATGACCTGGGTCACAGAGAACTTGATCTCGACGTATGGGGTCTTCTTCTGCGCCGAAACGCCCGGCTCAAAACTCTTGACCGAGGCGAGGTACTTGCCCGGAGGAAGAGCCTTCGGGGCTTCGACGGTGTCAGCGCGGACGGAGAGAATGTCGTTGAAGTTAACGCTCATTGCTTTTGCTTTCGTTTAGAGTTTGCGGTTGAAGTTAGAAGAAGTTCCGGGGGTTCCGGAACTCTCGGGGGCTGGGAAACCCACACCCCAGAGCTTGTAGATGTCGGCGAGTGCCGACTCAATTGGAAGTTCCTTCGGCGCGTTGAGGATGGGACACTTCACCTCAACATTCGCGGCGGGCTTGGTGAGCACAATACGCTTGGTGGAGTCGCCCTGCCCCTGACTCTTACTCATCAGCATCATGTTGAAATACCTGCCGATTTTGGGAGGAAGCTGGCTGCCGAGACCCATGGGAAGGCCTTTGGTTATCCCGGTGCCCTCGACTTGTTGGTAGGTGATGTGGGAGTTCATCACAACGTGACACTTGATCTCGGTTGAGTAGATGATTTGAAGGGTCTGCTCGAGCATCCGCATAGCCTCGCCCCAGTCGGCCTGAAAGGGCTGTTCGCCGCCCCGGCCGTTTTTTGCGAGGACGTAGTCTAAAGCAGCCATCCCAAGAAAGCTAAGACTATCCACCACGAGAATGCGATTAGGGCCAAACGCACTGACAGGGCCAAAATCTTCTCCACTTTCTGAATCCTTCCATCTTTGGAGTAACGCGAGGGCCTTCGGAAAGGCTTGCGGGTTGAGCTTGACGATTTTTTGATTTGAGCCGCTTCCGCTCATCTTTCCGGTGTCGGTCAGGGTCTCAATGTGAACATTCTTCTTAAACTCGTCCTTGACGACAAAGTTCAGGATGTCGGTTCCGTTGTCGAGGTCGAGGATGAAGAGTTCAAAGCCTGCATTTGCGAGGCTCGCGAGGGCACCCGTTTTGCCCGTGCCGCTGTCGCCGATCAAGAGGAGTTTGAGGGGGTCTTTCGCCTTCTTACTGTTGAGTGTTGCCATTGGCGGTTCTTTCTTAGGTATGGTTGATGAAGTGTCGTTCGTAGTCGATGGAGTCGGTGTTGAGGGCACCCACCGCGTCGAAGAGTGCGGAGGGGATTATTGTGAGGAAGGTTTTGAGGCCTTCCCAGCTCTCGGGGTCTCCGGATTCCTCTTGGAGTCTCTTCTTGACCTCAGTGAAGTTCTTCCCGGAGACGAATGCGAAGGTCTGGGACTTTCGGGAGAAGACAAGGAAAACATCCCTATCCCTCACCGGGAGGGCGAGGACTTGAAGGTGGGTCTTCTCCCTCAAGCCCCGGAGCGGGAAGCTCATCCCGATCTTGAGGTTGTCGAGGAGAACTTTCTCCCGGAGGAATCTGTTGGTTTTGGTTGCTTTTTCCACTGGCATCAACATTCTCTCTCTGCCTGTTTATGGGGTCCCAAACGCTCGTTGTGAACTCGAGGTCGAGGAGATCTCCGCGAAGGGATGGGGTGGTGCGGCAGACCTCTTTGAAGGGACAAATGAAGCAGCTCTCGGTGTTCATGCGCCAGTGCTTCGCGTTGAGCACGGCGAAGGATTTGAGGTCTTCCGCGTCGGGGGAGAGGGTGGCGGAGGACGCCACCAGCATGGCGTCTTCGACCCAGCCGTGCGCATTGTGCATCCATTCTTCCGCCCGCTCAGTGCCGAGGCGAAGATGACTCCTGCCACACCGGGTGAAGTCCACCCCTATCTGCATGGCGTCGATAATAACCCCCTGCACCGGTTCGTGGAAGACGATGCTTGCCGCCACGGCGTAACCGGGAAGCTGGGTGGACGGGTTGTAGGTGTCGAAGTAGCTCCCGGTGAGGGTCTTGGTGGTGGTCTTGTAGTCGACGACCCAACGCCCGGAGGCGGTATTCACCACCCGATCGAGGTGCCCGCAGTAGCTTGCGCTGATGCCGTTGACCTTGAGGTTGAGATCGAAGGTGAAGGGGAGTTCCACCGCGTAGAGTTTTTTGCCCAAGAGGGTTGTGTGGAAGTCTGGCTCGAAGGCGAAGTGCTCGGTGTGCCAGATGAAGGCGCGGAGGCAATTCCAGAGGTTCTTGTTGGAAGATTCGGATTTCCAGTAGGAGAGGGTTTCCTCGTTCCACGCGGCGCGGAGCAGGGCCTGAAGGCCCAGGACCTGGGCCTCGGCGTGCCCTCGGGAGAGCTTTTCGAGGTGGTACTCCTCCATGGCGCGGTGGAAGAGGGTTCCGAAGACGAGGTCGTAGGACTCGTTGAGTGGGCGGTAGTTGCAGATGTAGGTGTAGAAGTATCGTCTCGGGCACCGGAGGTAAGTGCTGAGGCTGGATGAGTCCCAAGCGTGCTGGACGACGGAGTTGGTGAAAGAGGCCTTGTTGGGAAGGATGAGGTCCATGGGTTAGATGATCTCCTTGTTTCGCACGGCCTCGTTGAGGAAGGCCTTGAGGGACGGGGTGGGCCGCTTGGGGAGGGATTGAAGGGCTTGGTGCTTGGTGCGAAGCACGCGGGAAAAGTGAAAGCCCCGTTCGTAGTTGGTCTGTTCCCACTCAGTGTGGAAGAAGACTTCGGGCTCGAAGATCCCCCGCATCCCGCTCTGGAAGCCAAGCCTGAACGCGGGTTCGGTGAAGAGGTAGGTGCATTTTCGCGGCTTGCCGTGTTGGTTGACTGCACTCATGTTGGGTTACTCCCTGCGGTCTTCGTTCCCGAGGTCTTCGATGAACTCGGACTGGAAGGACACGAGGAAATCGATGTACTTTGGGTCGTTTTCGAAAAGCTCGGCGAGTTCATCGAAGAGATCGAGGTTGTCCGGACGCCTGAAAAAGCCATGGACGGAAGAAGGAAGGGGCTGGAAGGAAATAATTTCGTATTCGAAGTAGTTCTCGCGCGGATCGAAGGTGACCTTGATTGTCGCGGTCCAGGCGAAAAGGGAGAACTGGATTTGGGTGCGGATGGGCATGGCTTGAAGACTCCTGTGGGGAACGACATCCCCTCGTTTGTGTTGCGTGGGTTAGGCTTTAGTATTTCAATTGTACACGGAACTCGAATGACTCGAAACAAAAAAATGATGAGGTTTCAAAGATCCTTCAACATTTCTGAAAGGTCGGGGACGGCACTCTTCCCCTTCGCAATGGCCTTCTTCGCATTAACCCTTCTTCCCGCGGTCTTGGCCTCGGAGTCCGCCGCGACGAAGTTCTGGCGTTGCTGGCGGAGTTCTGAAACGATTGAGTTCAGTTCGATGCGGGTGAGGCTCAGGGGGTTTCTGTTGAAGAGCCGCTCGAGGCTCGGAGGGATGGAGCCGAGGGCTTCGAGCTGGCTCTGGTCGGCTTCGGGGAGTTCGAGGTCAGAGGTCATTTGGAAGATCCTGGGTTGGGCTCTTCGCCTCGATTTTCTTCTCGAGGGAGTCGAGGTGTTTACGGAGAAGGATTCGGATTATTCTGTTGTAGGGGTGCTTGGGATAAAATCGCTGGAGGCGGTCGAGGTCGGACTCGAAGACGCGGATGAGGATGGAGACCTTGACTTCCGAGGGGGTGGCCGAAGCCACCCCGCCTTCCTTCTTCTTTTTCACTCTTCCTCCTCCTCGATTCCGAGGGAGGTTTTGGTGGGAAGGACTACGATGTCGCCGTAGAGCCTCAACATGCTGAGATCGAGTTCTTCCGCCTTGTGGACGGCGAGCCACGCGGCCTTGTAAATTTCGCTCGCGACGGAGTTGTAGGGGAAGTCGCGGAGGCGACCCTCTTCATTCACAATGAAGTCGATCTTGCTCCCCTTCGGCATCGGGCAGTACTCGATGTAACCCCCAACGATCCTTTGAAGTTCCTCGAGGGTGATGGGGAGGGAGAAGAGTTCGATCTCGCCAGTCGCCCTGATGATGTGCGGGGGCGGGCCTGTGAACTCAGTGGAAGTGTTTTGCTCGGTGGTGGTGATGCTCATTTTGGTTTCCTTTGTTTCCTTTTCACTCCTGTTGCTTGCTCTTTGATGGCCCTTGAGGTGAGGTGGAGGGTGAAGGGCCGAAACCCTTGCACCCTCCACCGGGCCACCACACCCAAGCGGAGGGGTAACATGGAGCAAACCCCCTCCGCACACTCACCCCTAGGCCCGCCCAACAGGGCCTAGGGGGAACTCTTAGTTCCGGGGGAACCCTTAGAGGCCGGCTTCCGCCATGGCCTTCTGGTCGGCCACGCGTCGGGCCGCGATCTCGCGAACCTTCGCGCCGTGCTTTTCCATGTAGGTGCGAAGGGCCTGATCCTTCTCATCGACGGAGAGGGACGAGAAGTCAATTTCCTTCTTCCGGAAGAACTCGGTCAGTGCACGCTTGGCGAGGGCACGGGCCTCTTTCTCGATGGGGTCCGCGGTGCGCTTCGTGCCCGACGAAACCCGGCGGCTGCCGAACTCGTAGACCTCAACGTAGGCGTCGAACGCGGCCTGGATGTCCTCCACGCTCTGCCCGGCCTCGAGCATTTCCTTGACCTTCGAGCGGAAGTTATTCCCGATGTTCTCGCAGAAGACTTGGTTGAGCTGCGAGGCCTCTGTTGCAGTCAGCACATGGCCTTCTGCGTAGGGGACCTCGAGGGAGAGTTCGGTGCCCTGGATGGTGATTTCGCGGAGATTGGAAGTGTTTTCAGTATCAGACATTGGCTCAGTGGCCTCCTTGGTTGCCGGGGCGAGAGATTGAGGTTGTGCCCCGTGATTTTTGAATTATGGCATGATATATACGAACTGGAAACAAAAATCGACAAGAACGGGGAAAATTTTTGTGTTGCTTATGGGGAAAAATTTTCCGTCTCCGGGATTGACAACTCGGAGTCCTTGTCTTCTTCCTTGAGGATGAGCTTCCATCCCTTCCCGTGTTCCCCGAGGATGGTGAGGGGGTGGCCCTGAAGGCTGCGGCGAAGGTGGCAGATGAAGACGTTGATGGTCTGGGGGGTTGGTCTCGCGTGCGCGGGGCGGTCCTTGTAGATCTCATCGTGGATCTCGTACTTCGAGATGAAGTTCTTGTTGCCCTGCTGGAGGGCATCCCAGAGGAAGAGCAAAACGCGCTGCTGGGAGAGGTGGATGAAGGGAAACCGGGGGAAGAGTTCCCGGAGTTCCTTTGTCTCCGGGAAGAGGGCGGGTGCATCGAACTCCGCGCGGATCTTTTCCGAGAGGGCCTTCCAATGCAGGGTTTGTGAGCGGAGGGATGCGATTTGCCGCTGAAGGTCATGGGACTTCTTTCGCAGGGCCTTCATCTCCTCGTCCCGAGCCTTGAGTTCGGTTTTGTAGTAGATGAGGGCTTTCTCGCACGGGGTCATCTAAAGATCCTTCAAGAGATTTGCGAAGTCGGAAGAAGAAAGCTTGCGGCGGCGAAGGGGCCTCGGAACCGGTTCGGGTGCCACGGCTGGGACCTTCGCCTTCGGGTTGAATTTGGAGGTGAGGACTCTCACCCCGGAGGAGGGCGGAAGGGCCTCTCGCCCCAAGACCTCGCGGCAAGCCCCTGGACCCTCGGTTGATTCGAAGGTGACAAGGGCGAGCGCGAGGTGGGCTTGATCGACTTTGCAGAGAAACCCCCTCTCGTCGAGGAGGGTGAAGTCCTTGCCGGAAATCCAGATTTGAAGGCCCCAGAGCCCCGGACGGAAGGCCATGATGGCTTCCTTGGTTGAGTGGGAAAGGCGGAGGGAGGGAAGGTGTGGGGTGAGGCCGAGGAGGGAGAACTTGGTCTCGAGTTCCCGTGCGTCATTTCTGGGTTTCCTTTCCATCTCAAAGTTCCTCGATGGAAAGGTGGGAGTGGGGGCTGTCGGAGTGTCTTGTGATGGAGAGGACCCAGTCGTTGGCTACGGGGTCGAGTTCGATGGTGAGGCGGAAGGGGTCCCAAGGGGACGAGCCCCACTCGGGGCTTCCCTCCTCGTAGAATTCTTTCATCTCTTCCCTGTTGATGTTTCTTGCGGTGTAGAAGTTGAATCTTGCGGCTTGGGCGGAGCCTCTTGTCGGGTAGTGAATGCGGAGACCTTTGGGGGTCTCCGCAGCACGTTCCCAAAGGTCTCTGGCCCAGGCAACCCGATGGGGATTGAGTTTCTTCGGCACAGGAAAAGATCCTTGAGGTTAGGGTGGGGGCTAGGAGTTCTTGGTTGCCAAGAAGTATTCTCGGATGACCCTCGTTTGAAACTTTTGCTCCACGGCGAGGATGCTGAGTTCGTAGAGCAGGTGCTCGCGGAAGGTGAGGGAGGAAGAGGAGGTGTAAGAGTCGTGGAGTTGTTGGAGGCGGTGGAGAAGGGATGAGTTGTCAAGAATAGCTTGGGGGAGGACTCCCCCGAAGTCCTCGATGAGGGAATCGAGGCCGCGGCCTTCCATTGCGGGGGAGTAGGAGGAGTCTGGGATGAGGAAACCCACGGCGCACTTGCGCCCCTCGGGTCCGCGGTAGAGGCACTCGTTGGGGTTAATTTTGCGGGTGGATTGGCAGCCTTGGCGGAAGAGATGACTTGCGACGGTGCGGAAGAGATCCTCGGGGGTGAAGTGGATTTGGGCTACTTCTGGGGTTTCGGTTGGGGCCTCGAGTTCCACAATCGGGATGAGGTCTTCGAGGGGAGAAAGAGAAAAGGTCATTGGAAGGCTCCTTGGGTTTTCGGTGAAAAATGTATATACAAACTCGAACGCAAACTCAGATGAGAGTCTCTTGCTTCGCCTTGAGTTCAAGGGTCCGCTCCCGGAAGGTGCCGTTGAGGACCTGCTTGCGGAGAAGCATGATGTACTCCGGGGTGGTGTGAAAGCGTTCCGCGACCTCGGAAGCCGGTCCCGGTGCGGTGGCAGCGGCCTTGCGCTTTTCCCCCTTCAAAAAGTGATTGATTTTCCTTGTTGGGGCCTTCCCGCGGCCTTCTCCGCCTCCGGCGGAGTCCACGATCGGGGCGGAGATGCAGAGGTGTTCTATCCCCGTGACTTCAACGTCTGGCCTGTAGTTCGCGAGGAGGGCAATGAGGGCTGATACTTTCATCTTCATGGTTCCTTTAAAAGACCTGCTTTTGAACGTGGTGTAGCCAGCAGGTGGGAAAGCTATCACCGTAGGTGTAAGAGGTGGGCATCCGGCCGAGCGGGACGGAGAACTTGCTATCGGGGTCCGAAGGTCTTATTTTGATCTCCGGTTTGGGCTTGGGAGCGGGCGGGATGCCCGTGCTCTCGGGGTAAATTTTCTTCCGAATGAGGGTCATTCCTTATCCTCCTCCTCAAGTGCCTTGCAGGCACGCTGATTGATTGCGTCACACTTGTCCGTCAGGCGGTGGCGGGACAGTCGCTTGATATCCTCCAGCGCCACACGCAGCCGCTCCGCGCGTGCTTCTGCTTCCTTCCACGCGGCGTAGTTCTTGCGCGAAATTTCTTCGCTCTCTGCCCAGCCAGAGTTAAGCTCTGCGGCAATCCCCCTTGCCTTCGTCACCTCTGCCTCAAGGGCTTCAATGCGGTCGGCGGCTTCACGTTCTATCGTCGGGAAGTACCCGCCACGCTCAAGCAGTCGCTTCACGATGTCACTGCTCATTCGCTGTCCTCCTTGAACTTGATTTGCTTGCCACAAAGCGGGCACATATCGCCGTCCCGGTAGTCGCGGTGGACGTAGGTTGCGGATGGGTTACATTCAGCCATCGGGAACCTAGTTGCCCAGCCCTTCCACTCACACACAGGAGCGGCGGCGGGTGCGTGATGGCTGCACGTACACTCGTAAACGACTAGTGCAGGGCATCCGGGGCGGTGGGAAAAGGCGGCGGCGGGTGTTTGCACAGGCGGAACCACAACGCCCGTCTCATCCTCACGGGTAGAGCCACCCGCCGCCTTGTCCACGCCATCGCTGGCGAGGATTTCTTTCAGGAAATAATCGACCTCAATGTTATAGCACTCCTGCCGCATCTCATCCCGCAGCGCCTCAACAACGGCGCGGATGCCTGCGCGGCGGTTTGTTCCATTGCTCGCAGCCTTGTCGTAAACCTTCATCAGTTCATCGAGTGTCACTTCTTGGCTCCTTTGAGGTAGGGGTAGAATGTCTCGTTGTAATCGTACCACCACTTCGGTGGCGTGGCCGGGGGAGAGTACCGAGCCATAAACTTTCCGCTTTTGGTGAAGGCCTTGGTTGTTCGGTAGTAGGCGCGGTAGGCGCTCACGGCGTCGAAGTCGTGCTTGAACTCTTCCGGCATGGCTTGGGCGAAGGGGGTAGGGGAAGAACTTGGAAACTCTCCCTCGGGGATGCGGGAGAGCTTGTCGAAAAGACCGGAGGATTCAACCTTATGGGTCTTTTTGAATCTGAGGGTGTAAGCGGTGAGGAGGCCTTCGAGATGGGAAAAGAGCCAGGAGTAGTTCTCGGGGCTCTCCCGGGTCCACTTTGCGCAGGGGTGATTTACGTGGGTGGGCTTGTAAAGGCCGCTTTGTGGGCTTGGGGAGAGAAGGATCTGGGCGGTGGAGAGAAGTTGGGCGCTTTCGAGCACCATCTTCACAACGTGGGGGTCGTGGAGGTCGGCAGCGGCCTGCCGCGGGCCGGGGTCGAGGATGAAAATGTTCAAGGTGGTGGCTTTCGTGGGAGGAGGTGGTGGATTAATTTTTCAATCATTGCATGAATTTTGAAGGCTTGCAACGAAAATCGACAAGGAATGGGGAAGGTTGGGATGTTTTTTTGTAGTTGGGCTGGTTTGGGCATTGTGGGATTTTATCTGATTTGATCTAGTTTGATCTGATTGGCTAGTGATTGGAAAGTGGGGGTGGTGGGTGGGGGGTGTGGCGGGAGGGAGACAGGGGGTGTGGGAGTAATGTTAGATTAATTATTTTTTTTTTTTTTTTTTTAATACTACTACCCTCCCCCTCCCGGGGTGTGGCACGGGGGACACACCCCCACCGCTCCCCCGTGGTTTTCGCCACACTAGGCAATCAGATCAAACTAGAGCAAACTAGGGAAAATTAGAAACAATGGAAAAATCCCACCCAAATCCCCTAGTTCGTCTCAAGACTCGGGGTGGGAATCTCCCCTTCCTCGAGTTCCCGGAGGGTATGTTCTGGCCACATCGCGTGGAGGGTCCACGGACCCTCAGAGGAGAGGGAGGGGAGGGAGTGGAAGGAGGGGAGAAGGGACGCCTTGGGCGTCCCGGGGGTGAGGTTTTTTGCAATCACTATGGCGCAGAAGGGAACCTCGAAGAAGGAGGAGAGGAGGGAGGCGTAGGAGAGAACTTGTTTCTCTGCCGAGGGTTTCCATGTGAGCTTTGTTTCGAAGACGAAGCCGAAAAGTGGGGCCTCTGGCCCGGCTGGAAGCCAGAAGTGATCCGGGATTCTTGTCCCTTCGGGGCTCAGGAAGGCCTTTTGGAAGTGGTAGGAGAAGCTCTGCTTCTGGGCGAGCTTGAAGAGGATCTTCCCGACTGAGTTTTCAAAACGCAGGCCTTGGCGCTGTGAGGCCTTGGGTCTCCAGGCCTCGGTGGGAGGTTTGTAGTTGGATTCGCGAATCCATTCCTTCTTCCAGAGGAATGAGGAGGGGAATTTTTTCTTGATTTCTTCTTCTCTCAAGGTGTTTTGTTCTTCTCTTGGATGGCGTGGACGAGGGCTTGAAAGGTTTTGGAGAGAAGGAGTCGCTGGGCGACTTCGAGTTCAAGGTTGAGGTCTTGGCAGAGTTTTTGGAGGAGGGGAAGGGAGAGTTCCGGGGGGCTCTTCGCTACCCCTTCTGCAAAAGCTCTGTGGCGGGATTGGAGGAGGGAGAGGGTGCTCTGGGTCATGAGAGCGAAATGACCCAAAACACCCCTTGAGTCAAGGGGGACTTTGTCCCGGGAGGAAGCTCAGTCCCTCGATGGTCCACTCATCCATCTGAGTACGAGGTAGATGGCGAATAAGATGAGGGGGATGATCCAGAGCCTCGAAGGAGAGGAGCTGGGTGAGCGGGAAGGTGGGGCGGGGGGAAAATCTCCCCCCGCGCTTGGAGTCTTGGTTTTGCTCTTGGCCCACTTCACGCTCCTTCACCAAACACAGAGAGGAAGCCGTGCTCCGTGACCCAGTAGAGGGTGAGGGTTGGGCGGCTTGCGAATGGGAGGTTCCGGTCGAGTTCCTTGTACTTCCTGCTGAGGTTGGAGAGGAAGGAGTACTCTTGGGAGAAAAGTAACTCGAAGTTTCCGGGGTAGAGTGAGGCCCCGAACCCGAAGCAAAGGGGGTAGGGGAGCATCGGGTCATGGGTGCGGAGGACTTCGTAGAGGGCGTCGCGAGTCTCGGGCTTGATGTTGGTGCCCTCGGAATCGAAGATCACGTTGGCATCTTCACGCACGCGCGAGGCGCGGACTGGATCGTACTGGTAGTCTTGCAAAAGGAATGCACTTCGCATGGTGTTGCTCCGGTTGTGAGGGAGGGGGCAAAGCCCCCGTCCCGGGTTGAAAACTTAGGCGCCGAACACGAGGACGTGTTGGCCTTCTGTGTACTCGAGGTTGAGGTGCTTGACGCCTTGTTTGCGCCAAGTCTCGAAAATCTCGCTGAGGATCTCGGGGCAGAAGTACCCATCGCTCTTGATGTACCCAAGCTCTTCGTGGTAGCCGCTGAGGCTGACCTGCAAGGGCATGGTGTGGGTTTCGAAGCGGGTTGGCTCGAGGAAGACCCCGCGGGTTCTTGTGTCCTCCGCTTGGAGGCGGAGGCGGCGCTCGATCTCTCCGCGGGTTGTGACGAGGTCGTAAATTCCTAAATTGGGCATTGGGTGAGTCTCCTTGTTGGGTGTCGTGAAGGTGTGACCTTCGGAGTGGTGGCAAGGTGTTGGTCTTGCCACCACAACGCTGTTCACACGCCGGGTAGTTGCTCGTCCAATTCCGCGAGTCGATCGGTTGCGGCCTGCTTCCAATCGTCGAGGATGTCTTCCGCGTCGAGTCCGGTGCGCTGTGCGACCTGTGCGGCCGCGACATCGACGGACTTGATGAGGGCTGCGGCCTCTTTCTTCGTGATCTTGTATTGTGTCACGAGGCTCTCGAATATGACCATTTTGAGGGTCATATCGTCGACATCCACTTCGCGCTCGGTGCGGGACTTGCCACGTTCGTAGCGCCCGGCCATGAGGTCCGCGACGCGGCGTTTGAAGGCCTCGACGCGCGGGCCAAGTCCGGTGCCCTTTGCGTGGGCTTGGTAGGAATTTTGCACCGACTCGTTAATGCCCCGTGTGATGAGGTATTTCACGAAGTCGATCTTCTCGGCACGGATTGTCGTGCCTTCGATGCCGAAGTGTTCGTTCCACAACCATGTGTTGCGGCCGAGCAATGTGTCGTCCCAGTGGTTTTCCGTGATGAAACCCTGTTCGACCATTTCAACTGGTGTTTTCTTAGGCATGGTGTTGCTCCTTTGGGCGGTTTGTGTGTGTTGCCCGAGGATTACAATTTTGTGTTGTGATCTTCGGGCAACACCCAACTTTCGGCAGTGTGGTTTGATCGAAAGATCCACCCATTATTCGGCGAGGCGAAAGCCCCGGCGACTGCCGCCACCCTGTTATTTTTGCGCCCGTTGACCTGAGTGGTGTCGTGTTTTCCGGGGCTGCGCCTAGCCGCTATGTATGCTAGGTCTGGTATGTGTTACATCATCATCGACTCCGTTTTATTAATCATCATCATGGCTAGGATTATACACGGTTCCCGGACTCGATCAATGGAAAAATGTGTCAAGGGGGGTGTGGCACGTTGCCGCATGATTTTGGGCGGTTTTGCCGGGATGTGGCACTTTGTCGCATCAACGTGTTACCGACCCCACGTACCGCAAGTCAATGCGACAAATTGACGCACCTGGACAATGTGGTATCAGGGTACCGCAGCGGGGTTGTCAATGCGACATTGTGTCGCACCCGCACGCCGGGGCGTGTCAAGGGGGGTGGGTCAAATTGTCGCACCCAGACCCCCCGGGTACCCCTGCGGCATTTTGTCGCAAGGGCGCGGCATCGCGCGCACCTTCGCGCGCGATGGGTCCCCAGAGTATAAAAAGTAAAAAATTAGGACCCAGGGGGTATATACGTTTTTCCCCGAAAAATATCACCCATCAGCCCCCTTCCCAAATCCCCCGGAAGGGCGTATAGCAGACCTCAACGCCAGTGCATTTCGAACAGAGAGTCCCCGTGAAAAAATCCAAAACCCTTCGGAACAAACCCGGAACGGGTCCATCCAACAAGCAATGGCGCGATGCCCTCCGCCTCGAGCTTGCACGCGCCGACGGGCCCACAGGCACCGCGCTCGAACGCATTGCGAGGATTGTGGTCCACGACGCGCTGAACGGGGACTACACCGCGATCAACGAGATCGCGAACAGGATCGACGGAAAAGTCGCAGTGCAGGAGGTGGCCGGGGATGCGGAACCCATCCAGCGCCTCGTTGTGAGTTGGTCAGGCCCCGCTGCGGCAGGCAGGCCAGAAGATACAAAAGTTATTGAACACCAGGCTCCCGTGGAACACGGGATGCACGGTTCAGAGGCCCTCAAGGAAAAGAACGAAGGATGAGCAAGCAGACGCCTTACGGAACGCAAGAGATCCGCATCGCTTATGCACCCCGCGAAATTTTTCTCCCCCTCCACCAAAGAAACAAACGGTGGGCACTTGTTGTCGCGCATCGAAGGTGCGGGAAGACCGTGGCGTGTATTAATGAACTGATAAAAGGAGCCCTCACCTGCGAAAAGCCGAATCCGCGCTTTGCCTACATCGCACCCACCTACTCCCAGGCCAAAGACGTCGCTTGGAATTACCTTCAGGAGTTCACGCGTGACATCCCAGGAATCTCTTTCCACGAAGGAGAACTTAGAGTCGATTTTCCAAATGGTGGCCGGATTCGACTCTACGGTGCAGACAACTACAATAGAATGCGAGGTATCTACCTCGATGGGGCCGTACTGGATGAGTTTGGAGATATGGACCCCCGCGCGTGGAATGATGTTGTGCGACCAGCTCTCAGCGACCGCCTCGGATATGCTATCTTCATTGGAACAGTACGGGGAAGGAACCATTTCTATGACATGTACGAACGCAGCCTTCAGCCTGAGTTTGCGAAGGATTGGTATGTAGCCATTCACCCGGCGAGCGCGACGAAGATTGTCCCCGAGAAGGAACTTGAGGACGCCCGCCGCCAAATGAGTCCGGAGGCCTACGCCGCGGAGTATGAGTGTTCGTGGGCGGCTCCGATTGTGGGTTCGTATTTTGGCCAGCTCATCGAAGAAGCCGCCAAGGGGGGACGAGTTGGGCCGGTGCCTCATGAAAGAGGTAAGCGCGTCTACACCGCCTGGGATTTGGGAGTGGGTGATTCTACCGCGATTTGGTTCGCCCAGATCATCGGGGAGCAGGTCAACATTTTTGACTATGTGGAAAATGCGGGTGTGGGCCTCGACTGGTACGCCGGGGAAATTTTTCGCAGGAATTACATTTATGCATCCCACTACTTCCCGCACGACGTTGAGCAGCGGGAGGTAACCACCGCGCGAAGTCGCACGGAGGTTCTCCGCGATCTCGGAATTACGGCGTCAGTCCTTCCCCGCACAAAGGTGGAAGAGGGCATTCAAGCGGCCAGGCAGTTGATTCCTCGGTGTAACTTTGACAATCTTCGCTGCCAGCTCGGAATTGAGGCCCTGCGGCACTATCGCCGGGAATGGGACGCGAAGAAGAAGGTCTTTTCCGACCGCCCGTTGCACGACTGGGCCTCACACGGTGCGGATGCCTTTAGGACTTTGGCCCTGATGCTGCCACGAAGTGACAACATCGCGATGAAACAACTTAAGTATGACAACAGGTGGATTGTATGACACAGCTTTCTTTGGACAAAAAGGTTGCTTTTCTGCGAGGACGGTTGGCTATCCTCGGATTTCGTGCCACAACAGCCGAGTGCAAACAACTCCTCGAGCTGTGTCTCGCACAGGGTTGGAAGTTTACGGCTGCGGCTGCGACAGACAACATGACGCAGGCAGCCAAGGGTCACACGCCAGAGGTTCTCTGGAAACAAATGTGGGATGAAGCCTGATGGTCACGCGGAATACTGTGGAAGTTGCCCCAAGTTTTGACGATGAGTTGGAAGATGACGAATCGGTGCGGGGTCCTGTCGGGCTGAAGGACGATGAAATCCTTGCGATTTTGAAGAATGAAATTTCTTCCGCGGATGGCTCGTCCATGACCTCCGAACTCCAGGAGAATCGGCGGCAGGCCCTTCGGTATTACATGGGGGAGCCCTACGGGGACGAAACGGAGGGGCGGAGTCAGGTCGTAACAACCGAGTTCCGCGACACGATTGAGAGTCTGCTTCCGCAGCTCATGAAGATTTTCATGAGTTCCGACACGGTTGTGCAGTTCAGGCCGGAAACTCCAAAGGATGAAGAGGCGGCACAGCAGGCCACGGACTACGTCAACCACATCTTCATGGTGGATAATCCAGGTTTCGTCATCCTCTACACGATGATTAAGGATGCCCTGCTCCACAAGAATGGAATTGTGAAGATTTTTTGGGACAAATCCGAAACTGTCACCACGGAAACATACCAGTCCCTCACCGAAATGGAGAAACTTGCAGTTCTCCAAGATCCCGAGGTTGAGCCACTCGAACTTTCCCACTACAGTACCACAACGCCTCTCGGCGAGATGTACGTTTGTGACCTGAAGGTTCGCCGGGTGCGCTCGCGGGGACGTGCGAAGGTTGTGGCGGTGCCGCCGGAAGAGTTTTTGCTGACGCGGCACTCGGACTCGATCCAAAATTCGCGGTTCTGTGCTCATCGCTGTCGGAAAACGGTTTCAGACCTCGTTGCTCTCGGCGTGCCGAAGGAGAAAGCAGAGAGTTTTTCCTCAAATTCTATCGATGGGGAGTTTTCGCAGGAACGTCAGGAGCGTTTCAAGGCGGAAGGTGGGATGTACCCGCTTTCGGACTCGGGGGACAAGGCCACGCGGTATGTTTGGCTCTATGAGTGTTATGTACTGCTGGACACTGACGGCGATGGTATTGCGGAAAGGTGGAAAATCCTTCTCGCGGGGGATCAGTACGAGCTTATTTCGAAGGAGGAGTGGGAGGGTGACTGGCCCTTTGAAAGTATCAGCCCGATTCTCATGCCGCATAAGTTTTATGGGCTATCCATCTTTGATCTTGTGAAGCAGTGGCAGCGAATCCAGTCCACGATTGTCAGGCAGTTTCTTGATAACGTCTACAGCATCAACAACAATCGCGTTGTGGTAAATGCTGACCGGGTGAACTTGGATGACCTGCTTACCAATCGTCCGAATGCTATCGTCCGCACCATGGGGCCGCCGAACGAGGCGCTGATGCCCCTGCAACCTCAGCCCATCGGTAACACGCTGATTCCGAGCCTTGAGTTCTTCAACTCGATGCGGGAAAAGGCCACCGGTGTCACGTCCTACAACCAGGGTCTTGATGCGAATAGCTTGAATAAGACCGCGAGTGGTATTTCCCAGATCATGTCTGCCGCGCAGGAGAGAATCCTCCTTGTTGCGCGAATTTTTGCAGAGACTGGCATCGCCGGGATGTTCCAGCAGATTCTCAAACTTACGGTGAAGTATCAGGACCAAAAGCGCACGATTCAGCTGAGGGGTAAGTGGGTAGATATTGATCCCGCGGCCTGGAATGCGGAAATGAAGGCGACGACGGATGTTGCCCTGGGCACGAATAACCGGGATCAGATGCTTCTGCACCTTCAGACTCTTCTGGGGATTCAGAAGGAGGCCATGATGGGCGGAATGGGCCTTGTGACTCCGAAGAATTTGTATAATACTCTGGCGAAGTTGGTGGAGAATACAGGCCTGAAACACGTCGAGCTATTCTTCACAGATCCGGATCAGGTTCCCCCGCAAGAACCGCAGCCCTCGGAAGCGGAAATTGAAGCAAAGACTAAGATGCAGATTGAGAGTGGGAAGGCCCAGACGCAAGCACATTTGAAGGAGCTTGAACTCAAGCATGCGGCACAGGAAAAAATGGTCTCGGCGAACGTCGAAATGGCTCGAGTGGCGCAAGATGCCAAGAATCAAGAGGCGGAGCGTGAAAACAAGCTGCGGATTGCGCGGGAGCAGAATCTGACCACACTGGCAACGAGTCAGATGTCCGCGCAGCAGGCCGTGCAGACTGAGCAGGTCAAAAATGCGGATAAGAGGAAGCCAATCCGCATGGATGTGCAGCGGGATCCTGTGACCCAGGAAATTCTGGGTATTGTGCCTGTGTATGAGGAAATCAAGGAAGCCGCTGCGCCTGATGGAACAGACTTCACCCCGATTGCTAAGGACATGATGAACGATGATGAATCTTAAGCCGGATAGGTTGAATGGACAGGAAATCTATCGCCCCGTTTCAAATGCAGGGGGTACAAATCATGTGAATGATGGGATAGTCTTCCCGCCGAAAATTACACTGGGTCAAGTTCCTGTTTTGCCAGCAGATGAGCTTGTTGGACACGCGGTGAAAAATCTAGTAACGATCTCGGAAAGAACGGAAGATCCGGTCATCAAGGCGCAAGCGGTCATGTTCCGGAATAAGATCGTCGAGCACCAAAAGTATTGGCTTGCTCGTGCGGCGGAAAATGAAAGGGCAAGGATCAAGGCCCTCCTTTTGCAGAATGGTTTCAAACAAGCGGCTGAGGTTCTCTAATGGCGAATGCAGTTTATCCAATCTGGAAATCAGCGATTCTGCAGGCCTCGGCGAACTCCGCGCTGACCTCGACCAACGTTCGCGTTGCGTTTATTGACACAGGTACATACACCTACAACGCGGCGCATGACTTTTACAACGATTTGACAGGTGTGTTTCCCAACACCCGCGCGACGGGTGTGGCACTGGGTTCAAAGACGTATACGAATGGCACCTTTGACGCGGCCGATGCGACGTTCACAGCGTTTTCGAACGGCTCGGTGAGTCTTGAGGCCATCGTCATCTACATCGATGATGGTGCTGCGGACGCCTCGTCCCGTCTGGTTCTTTTCCTCGACACAAGCATCACCGGGATGCCTTTTACCCCTTCCGGTGCTGATGTTACGATAGCCTGGAACGCCTCCGGCATTTTCACACTCTAAGGTTCGCTCATGCCCAACATTCTCGCCAACATCGCGAAGATGGACTCGGTGACGACGGGCACGGGCACGCTTACGCTTGGCTCAGCTGTCACCGGATACCTGTCCTTTGCCAATGCCGGCGTGACCAACGGCCAGGTCGTGACCTACGCGATCGAGGACTACGACGTTTCGGGCAACATCGTGGCGCGCGAGGTCGGCGCCGGAACCTATAGCTCGACCGGGCCGACCCTGTCGCGTGACACGGTTTACTCCTCGACGAATGCCGGGGCGAAGATCAACTGCTCGGGCCTTCAATACGTCTTTGTAACTGCCTCAAAAGAAGATTTTGCCAGTCTTCTTACGACTGCGGCCGCGGCGTCCGGGTATCAGCCGCTCGATAGCGACCTGACCACGATTGCAGGCCTCGCAGATCCGAATGCAGACCGCATATTGTTCTGGGATGACAGCGCAGGCGCTTATGCCTACCTCACCGCAGGCAGTGGCCTGACGATTACAGGCACGACGCTCAGCGGCGACCAGACGATAACCCTCACGGGCGACGTGACGGGGTCGGGCACGGGGTCGTTCACGGCGACCATTGCCAACGACGCGGTGACCTACGCCAAGATTCAAAATGTCTCGGCTACGGACAGGATACTCGGTCGCTCGACGGCTGGCGCTGGCGACATTGAAGAAATTACTTGCACGGCGGCAGGCCGGGCATTGATTGACGACGCCGACGCCACGGCGCAGCGCACGACGCTGGGGCTTGGTACGATTGCCACGCAGGCGGCAAACAACGTTGCCATCACGGGCGGCAATGCCACCGGCATGGCGACGGTGCGTTCGTCTGGTGTTGAAATCGGCAACACTCACCAGCACACGCTTTACAGTCTTGACGCCAACAATATCGGCATTCGCGTCGGCACTGCGGGGCCGTTCTATGCGCTGGGAAACAATGAAGGCGCAGCCAATGTGTTGCGCCTGAACAGTGCATCCAACGGCGACATCGTTTTGACCACGGGAACTGGCCCTGAAGTCGAGCGCGCGCGCATCGATGTCAGTGAAAGCAATCTTGCGGTCACCACAAAATTCTCTCTTATTCGCAATGCGGCGGCGGCCGAGGGCGTTTACTCTGCATCTGGCGAATACATACAGGTCACCAACAGCCTGGACGACAAGCCGTATTATGCAATCCGCCGCGCATACAACGAGCATGACGGAAACATCTCGACCGGGGCGAATACAATCAGTGATGGGCTGATTGCAAAATGGAAGTCGCTAACGAACGGCAATGCCTGGAACCGCTGGGACGTTTCAATCACCCCGCTGAACCCTACAAGCGGACTGAGCGGCGCTCCCGCGTCAGCGCAGCAATACAGTGTCATCAATCGTGAGGTGAACCCTACAAACCGCCACGCCGACACTGACGGTTGGTTTCCCGAACAACGGGTAAACGGCAAGCCGTGGATTATCGGCGAGCAAATGGTTCCAGAAACGCAGGACTTCACCGCGCTGCTCGGGAACACGCGCGTCGGGTACAACGTCTTTGGTGGATACTCGGTATCACGCTCGCCGTGGACGGCAAACTTCAACAAGCGACGTGTGACGTTCTCCAGTTCAAGCGGCTTGCTCGGAACATACACAGGGGATATTCCGAGCCTCACGCCAGTCAGATTTGAGGCTGTAGCAGGGGGCGCGCTGCCGACGGGCCTGTCGGCAAACACGACTTACTGGACAATTCGCGTATCTGCCACAACAAGCCGTTTCGCGACCAGCTTGGCGAACGCGCAATCGAACATAGCAATCTCACACACCAACAACGGCACCGCTCCGGTAGACCTCATCTGGTATGAGTGGGAGCACGCGAAAAACCACGTCGGGTTTCAAGTCAACCCCAACGGATTGGCGCGCGGCGGGTACGCTTTTGGCGCAGGCGGGTATAAGGCATACGTTGTTGATGTTGCCGTCAGCAATGGCGGCACGGGGTACACTGCTGGCGACTTGGTTACGTTCAACACGGGACTGAGCAACGTCGAAAATGAGGATGCAGTTGTCAAGGTTTTGACGGTGAACGGTTCTGGTGTCATTCAGACTGCTGAGCTGTTTGTTGCGGGTGCATACCTAAGCGCGCCAACCAGCCCCAAAGGGGTAACGGGTGGCACGGGTTCAGGCGCGCAGTTCTCGTTTACGATGGCGACCGAGGACAATGTTCGTCCGCGCGGCGCGCTGCAAATCAACGGTCGCTTCGATTACGGCATAGACTTTATGCCGCAGAACCTGTCCAGCGGAACGACGTTTCCATCGACCTTTGTGAACCATGCCATCCGCCTGCCAAACGGAACAACTGCTGGCATCGCTGCACGAAATGTAGCGGGAAGCGCAGACATTCCGCTCATCGCGCTTAACAGCTCGAACATCATTCAGCTTGGTAATTCGACAAGCGTCTTTGTTGACCCGACAAATAACAGGCTGGGCATCGGGGCCGCACCCAGCAACGCGCTGGATATTGTCGCGTCGGCGGCTGTTACTGCTCGCGTTAGAACAACGTCAGGAATACCGACGCTTCAGGTTCAATCGTCGCAAGCCGGCACATCGTCGCCGCCAAATTTCGTGCTGAACCGGGTTGGTGCGAGCAATACGGCAACGCCTGACGGTGCCTCAATCGGTGAAATACGTTTCGACGGGTTGTCCACGACACCAAGTTATGCTGAGTTTGCCTCAATCGAGTGCGTCACCGGCACGAACACGGCGTCTGGTGGCCCAGGAGAATTGCGCTTCAAGGTTTCCGCAGGAGGTGGAACATCTACCAATCGCCTGACAATTTTGGGGTCAGGCTACATTCAGCCGCAGTCCGCTCAATTCCTGCAATACCAGCCAGCACCAACAACCAAAGCGGCAGCAGCTACACTGACAGCGGGGGAAGTGTACAGCGGCATTTTGGAATATACCGGTGCGGCTGCAACAGTCACTTTTCCGACCGGAACGGCCTTACAGAACGATGTGTTTTTCTGGACAACAACCAACATTGCGTTTGATTTCTCCGTAATCAACACGGGGACAGGAACATGCACAATGGGCGCAAACGGAAACGCGACGGTCGGCAGCTTGACCATTGCGGCGGGGTCTTCGGGTTTGTTTCGACTGCGCAGGACAGGGGCGACCGCCTACACAATCTACAGGCTGTCCTAGTCGTGGCACGGCATGACGTGGAGCCTGTTGCGCAAAAGTTATTGCAGTACCGTAAACTGAAGCGGAAAAAGGAAAGGTGATAGATGGCGGATAATGTAACAGCCAATCCTGGCGCGGGCGGCCCAGTCTTCGCCACCGACGACATCGGCGGGGTTAACTACCCTCGGTCGAAAGTTGTTTTTGGTGTTGACGGGACTGCGACTGATGTCAGTGCCGCCGCTCCACTTCCAGTCACTGTACTTGGGGAATTGCTTGAGGCGCTCGAAGCCCTGCGCATGGCGGTGCAGTCTTTGACCCGCACGCAAGGCATGACCATGCCGGATACGGCTGGCAGGCTGCGTGTGCTGGCTGAAAACGCAACAGCGGCCAACTTGCAGACAACGGCAACGATTGCGTCTGGAACCGTCACGACAGTTTCAACGGTTTCAACCGTGACCAACCAGTCTCAGGCCGGAACCTTCGCCATGCAGGACCACATTCCTGCTCTCATGCATTTGCAGGCGGACAGCCTGCGTAGAAACATAGCGGTGACCTAATGCCAACGACAAATGGAAATCGGAAAATCCTCGACCTGAAGCGGTGGGAGTTCTGCACCCCGGCCCCGCAGGTTACGGCGGCGTCGCACTTCATTGTGTCGTCGCGCCATTATCGGCAGCAGCAGATGCTTGTTACATCGACTACAGGCGCGCAGATTTACAATCCGAATGAGGACGGTTGGGTTCTTCTTCCGTCCCCAGCACTTGCGACATTTGCTGCCGGGGCGTGCGGAGCAGCTGGTGCATTCTCGACCGGGGCTACGGCAGGCGCTTCATTCCTGACGGCGACTGCTGGAACAACCACGTCCATCACAACCAACCAGACCCTTGCGCGCGACCTTCGCGGTTATAGTGTGTTCTTCGTCGGCGGGACCAATGCAGGCAAACTCAAGACCATTGCCAGCAACACCATTGGCACCAACGCTGTCATCACATTTGAGGGTGCGGCAGAGGCGGTAGCCTTTGACTCGACAAGCCAGTACAGGCTTAAGACGCCAAACTTTTTCATCTTCGGCGCTGGTACGCTCGCGGCGGGCTCATTCAAGCGCTACGACTTCGCCACCAATTCGTGGGTGACACTGGCCAACACGGGCCTGCCCGCGTCCTTCGGCACGGACGGAAGGCTTGTTAGCACGCCAGCGTGGCTTGACACTGGGTTCAAGTCTTTTGCGACAGGAACGGCCACGGCGGGTGCCTCAACAACGCTGACCAATTCGGCGAAGGCGTGGGCGACGAACCAG